AGAGGAGCATATGGCTGTACAGGCTACGATCCAACGCTTCATCGACTCCTGCATCAGCAAGACTATTAACCTTCCTGAGTCCTTCGATCCGACGACTATGATAGATCAGGCATTAGATTTTGCCCCCTACATGAAAGGGCTAACTATCTATAGAGCAGGGTCTAAAGGTAACGAGCCCCTACAAGCTATACCACTAACAGAAGAAAATGTCAGACAATACATGGGACAGCAAGAAGTGGCCGTTGGAGTCGCAGACGGAGCAGCCTGCACCCTCGGAGGAGACGGAGAGTGCGGCTGAGTTTGAGCATCTACCAGATATAGACGATCCGTATTGGGAGGACTGATGGCGATTTACGATTTTATATGTCATGATTGTGAGGTAATCTTTAGTAAAGAATACCCCATGTCTAAGGCACCATCTAAAGGTAAGTGCCCTAGCTGCAATAAACTTCGTGAACGCCATTGGTCCGATGTTCCTGTACACTTTAACGGTGGAGGGTACTACTCTACTCGTAATGGTAAGGCAGGACACTCTGACGAAGTAAACAAAGAGCTACAAGAATCTACTAAGCGTCGTATGAAGACGGGCTGGCAGCATTATGCTAAGTATACCCCATCACAGGGCTACTTAGATTCTGTAGGAGCAAGAAAGCTCACTGGAAGAGAAGTACAAAAAGGCATAGAAGGCACTAGACAAATCAGCAAGCAGTTCTATGATAAGGCAAAGATCGACCCATCGAAGATCAACAAGCCTCAGTAACTATGTACGAATTCAGTGAAAACATTCAGAGAGGTATTCTGTACCTCCTAAAGAACAATAAAGACTTCTTCGTTCAGATTGCCACGCTGGTCAAGCCTGAATACTTTGAGTTCCCTGTTCATGAGAAGATCTACAAGATCGTCAACGAGCACTACGAGAAGTACCAGAAGCTTCCTAGCGACGAAATGATCATAGAACATGCCAAGGGTAAGAAGGGTGAGCGCGAAGCTCTTTCTGATTACGAGGATGAGATTCACTTCATCAACAACCTTGATGCGTCTGCACTGGATAACTCCGACTACTTCCTTGATCTGGTAGAAACCTTCGCTCGCCGTGAGGCTATGAAGAATGCGATCAAGGAGTCCATCGGTCTGATCAAGGAGGACCGCATGGATGAGACTGAGCAGCTTATTCGTAACGCTCTCATGATCTCCCGTGCTGTCGATGTTGGTCAGAAATACTTTGACGATCTCGGTGAGCGGTGGGAACGCATGTTCAACCAAGAGAAGAAGGAGAAGTATCGCACTGTCCTACCCAGCCTAGACAAGTCTCTTGAGGGAGGTCTTGGTGCCAAGGAGCTTGCGATGGTGGTTGCTCCTCCCGGTGTAGGCAAGTCTTTGTGGCTGGTAAACCAGAGCGTGCGTAGCATGATCGACGGTAAGAAGGTTCTTTACATCTCTCTTGAGATGAGTGAGGACAAGATTGCCCAGCGTTTCGACTCGGTTATGTCTATGGTGTCTCAACGCCAGATTAAGGACCCCTCCTCTCAGCTTAAGATCAAGGAGCGCCTTAAGATGTTCCAAGATAACTTCCCCGGAAGCAGGCTGATCATCAAGGAGTTCCCTACTGGCACTGCTACGGTCAACACTCTGCGCTCTCTGCTGGTACAGCTTCGCAACTACGAGGACTTCACTCCTGATGTAATCTTCATTGATTACCTTGAGCTTCTTCGTCCTGTGCGTGAGAACCAGCATGAGTATCAGGCCCAGCAGAGGATCGCTGAGGAGCTTCGTGGGCTCGCTATGGAAACCAACCTGCTTATCTGGACTGCTACCCAGACTAACCGCCTAGGACGCGCTGTGAGGGTTATTACAGACGCAGAGCTAGGGGACTCGTATGGCAAGATCCGCACCTGTGATTTCGCACTATCCCTTAATCAGACAGACGAGGAGTTCGAGGAGGGCCTGATGCGTGCATATGTAATCAAGTCCCGTAACGGTCGCCCACGATTCATCGTCCCTATGAAAATTGACTACGGCACCTTAAGAATGGAAGAGACTGAGGCTTTCGAGACTGAGGATGCCGACCTATAATACTGTATGCCTACCAAATCCTTTAAGCAGAAAGTATTAGAGCTTGAGTCGATGGAGATCGGCTGGGGCTCGTTTACACTTAAGTTCAAGCGCGACATCTCCAACTCAGGAGACAAGTGCATGGGACTTACAGATTTTGATAGAATGGAGATTCTTATAGATGATACATCGTCAGAACAGGTTCAGCGACTCACGCTCATACACGAAATCTGGCATGTTATCTTTTCTACAATGGGTGTCCGTGCTGACGATGAAGACAATCAGGTCGATCTAAAAATAACTAACGAATTTATTGTCGAATCTGCGACCCGTGGTCTATTATTATTCAAGACACTAAACCCCGAACTGTGGGACCTACTGTATGAACAAGAGTGACATTCTAATCGAGGTTCTGGACGACCTCACTTGGGCTATCTACCCTGAGCTTGTGGATAGGCTGATGAAGTTTGATCGTAGCACGATTGACACCGAGATCGAGCGCCAAGCATCTATCTACTCCTATTACTACGGGCTGATGTGTGTGGCGAAGCGCAAGGTGGACGAGTACGACCAAGATGCAACCCGCGCCGCCGCGAACGCACGCCGAGACGCTAAGTTTTCTACAAAGTCTAAACTTACTGCAAAAGACCTAGATGATGTAGCCTTCGCGGACCCTATATATGAAAAAGCACTTGAGAATCTGAGAGACTATCGTGAGAAGTACGGGATGCTCAAGGGTATCGTCTCCTCGCTGGAGCAGAAAAAGGATATGCTGATTCAGTTGTCAGCTAATGCAAGAGCAGAGACGAATCTCTACAGAAAGTGATTGACAAATCAACACTAACCACCTATAATACTAACCAACAACAGGAGAACTACAATGGGAATTGACCTAGACGAACTACGCAAAAAGTACCTTGAAAGCAGCAACACTGACGAGAATGGAGACTTCCTCTCCAAGTTCCTTAACATTCAGGAGGGCACTAACCTAGTGCGTATCCTTCCTGATAAGGAGGAGCGTCCGTTCTATGCGGAAACTAAGATCCACCGTGTACCCAACGGTGAGAATGGCGTGAAGAACTATCACTGCCGTAAAGTTCACGGAGAGAAGTGCCCCCTCTGTGATGCATACTATGGCCTCTGGGACATGGTAAACAAGGGCAATCTCTCCCCCGATGCCAAGAAGAAGGCAGAGGCTCTAGCCCGCCAGATCAAGCCCCGCGACCGCTTCTACATGAATGTCGTAGACCGCGAGTCTGGTGATGTTAAGATCCTCTCCATCGGCATCATCCTTTTCAAGAAGATCGTGTCCATGATGGTGGATCCCGACTACGGCGATATCACCGATCTCAAGACTGGTCACGACTTCAAGATCGTGAAGGAGATGGATGGTCAGTGGCCCAAGTACGATCAGTCCGCTGCTCGTCCTAAGTCCACCGAAGCAGGTAGCGGCTCTGAGGTCGCCTCTTGGATGGAGAGCCTCCACGACATTCACGCGCTCGTCAAGCTCGAAGAGTTTGATGATGTAAAGGCGGCTGCTGAGGAACTTCTACCCAGCACCACTACTGAGTCATCTCTACGCCAACCCAAATCAGAAGATGTAGACGATGATGATTATCTTGCAAAGATGAGGCTTGATTCATGAACCGACTGATTATTGCACTACTTGTTATTGTTCCTCTTAGCTTCCTTGGCTCTTGTGCCATGCTAGAGGAGTTCCTAGGCGAAGGTACTGTGTTTACCACCGCTGACCAACTACAGGAAGGCCAACAGGGTGCCGTGATTCCGTGGGACCAACTTCCCGACGAGATCAAGGCTAAGATCCCAGAAGGCACCACCGTAGTCATGGCTGATAAGGAGCAACTTAAGACTGATGCTGCTTACATCCCTGCTACTCCCGGTGCTGAGGATGTTGGCGCTATCATTGACGCTGGCTTTGGTATCGCAAGCACCTTCCTTCCCGGTCTTGCTGCGTGGGAGGGTATTGTAACTCTCTTCTCTCAGCGTAAGCGTAAGCACTATGCCAAAGCTGTCAAGGCTCTTGTGCCTCACAAAGGCGATGCCACTGTCGATGTCGCTGGTACAGTAAAAGCCATTGGCTCCGCTCTTGGTATGTCTCACTCTTCTGAGGCATCCAAAGCTGCTGCTGACGATGATTACGAGTACGAGTACGAAGAAGTAGTTGAAGAAACTGTCTGATAACGACAACTAGGCAACTATAATATGGGGAGCAGGATAATACCTGCTCCCCTTTTTTCATGGATAAACTAAAGATACTAGCCGCACCAGCAAACGAGGGTGGATGCGCTTACTACAGAGTGATAGGGCCAGCCAAGAAGCTCCAAGAGCTTTATGGAGACAAGGTAGAGATACGATTCAACCTAAACCCTCTAGGCATTGTTGAGTCTGGAGAGAAAGTAGGACAGTGGCAGGAGGATTGGGACTTCGAGGACCTTAAGTGGTGCGATATAGTATGGACCAATAACATCTCCAACTTCGGAGGACCTTATACTCTCAGACTTATAGGTAAGGCGAAGGAGTTCGGTAAGTTTGTTCATTACGACACCGACGATCTTTTAACTGACCTATATCCTACACACCACCTATACGATGTGTATAAGGATAAAGGTCTTACCGAAATTACCGAAGCATGTTATGCTAACGCTGACCTTACAACTGTGACTCAAAGAAAGTTCGCAGAAAGGATCAAGCATATGTGTGGAGGAGTTCTGGCAGTAGTTAAGAATGCGATTGATTATCAGCTACCCTGCTGGAACGCTCCCAAAGCTCCTGTAGCACCCTTCCTTCGCGTAGGCTGGGCAGGAGGCATCCACCACCGTCCTGATGTTAGACGAATCGCAGGTGTACCCGGATTCGTCAATCAGCGCGTGGGCGCTCGTAAGGTCCACTGGGGCTTCTACGGAGCACCACCGCCGCCAAAGGAAGGAGAACAGGAGGGCTGGCAGCATAAGGTCTGGCATGAGTATAGAAATGTTCTTACAGCAGGTATGAGAGATCGCAACTGGAACATTTATACAGCGTTCGCACCAGACAATTATGGCGGCATCTTCGCACAGATGGATCTAGCGATAGCTCCTCTAGAGATGAACAACTTTAACGATTCAAAGTCTGACATCAAGGTAGCGGAGTGTGGGCGATACAAAGTTCCTCTTGTGGCTGCTGATGTTGGGTGCTATGATGAAACAATCGAGAATGGTAAGACTGGCTATTTAATTCCCCCCGACGCTCCTCGAAGTGAATGGACTAAAGTTTTGTCTAAACTTATAAATAATCCCAAGCATGTGCGTGAGATGGGAGAGAACCTTCACG